ACCAAGTCCTCCTAATTCTCCAGAAACACCTCTGATATCACCTGCGGCAGTTCTGGCTATATCGCCTCTTAAGCCACCTATACCCATAATATCTCCAGCAAAATTTCTTCTTGCTCCTGACATATCTCTACCAAGTCCAGCTTCAAATGCTCCAGCTCTTTCCAAAGCACCTCTACCAAATCTTGATTCATCCATCGCCCTCTTCTGAGCTGTATCAAATCCACCAGAACGTATACCAGCTAGCGCTTCTCCTAAGCCTCTACCAAGTGCAGATCTTCTTTCTTCAGCACTTAGCCTAGCCCTAGAACCAAAAGCAGACTCTCCGCCTGTACTTATGTCTCTTGCTCTTTGTCCTATGTCAGCTATTTCTCCCTGTTTAAATACGTCATCTATTGTTTGTTGTACTACTTGTTGCTCAAACGGATTGTAATAAGCAGCTGAAGAACGTGGGTCAAACCCTTTTAAAGAAGCTCTTTGAAAGTCTCTAGCAGATGGCCCTTGTCTACCAAAACTTGATTGCAAGTCCATTAACCCAGTTCCGTATTGTCGTTGAGCTTGAGATAAATATGGCTGTTGCATTTCTCCAGCTCTTCTATAAGCACCTAAAGCTTCATTTGTTAAGCCTCTTTGAATACCAAGAGTTCCCATACCTTCTAATAAAGCATCTTGTTGGAAATCTAAAAACGGCTTATAACCACCAATACCAGAATAAACAGATTCCATAGCTCTGTTAGCAAATGGTGAAAATCCTGCTACGCCTTTAGCTTGAAACGGGTTGTCTAAAAAACCTTTTTGAGCAGCTTTGTAAGCCTGATTAATCATTCCAGGACTATCTGGACCTCCAAAGTAAAGTTCTCTTACAAATGGGTCGCTTGTTCTATCATCTCTTGTAAAGCCAGTAACTATTGGAGAAACTTGATTTGATGGATTAAAATTTTGAACTGCCATTAAACTGCCTCAAATATATTCATTAATTCACGCATGTTTTTTACACCTTCTTCTCTAGATGGGCTACCGCCTTTAACAAGCTCAATGCCTGATTTTGTTTTGTTTAAATCAAAAGCACCAGCTCCTTTAGTTGCTTTAGCAGTCATAACAAACTCACCATCGCTTAACATAGCTGGTATATCATCTGAGGTTCCCGTACCTGGTCCGGCAGATTCTCCTCCTTCCCGCATATCCAATTCTTTAACACTTGCTAAACCACCAGTTGCAAATTTTAAAAATGCTGGGGCATTTCCTAAACCAAACTCTTGTCTATTTCCACCAGTTCCCAAAGCTTTTGAAAGCTGGTATCTACCTAGTGAATCCATTGTTACTGCTGGAGTTGCAGCTAAACCACCTTGTCTATCTTTTGCTGCGTCGTATACAACTTTACCAAGCAAAGCGCTTATACCAGCTGCTCCCATGTTTGGTCTTTTTAAAAAATCTTCAACTCCTTTTATTGCTCCTGGAGTTTCTCTACCAAAAAAACTTCCTCCGCCTTGATTGTTGGTAGGTCCAGAACTTCCTCCAAATCCAAATAAATCTCCTATAAATTTTATAAATTGAGGCGTTCTTCCTTTATCCTTAGGGTCTCTTCTAAAAAAACTTCCTAAACCACCCATTTGTCCACTAGAAGATGAACCTCCAAAAGCATTCATCATTTCATTCATCATTGTAGATGGGTCGTATAAATTACCAGCTGAGTCTTGCATAAGTCCTGGAAAATCTGGGCTATCTTTAAAAAAGCTGTTAAAGGCCTGTTGTTGCTCAGAATTCATTTGAGACAAAGCTTGATAAGCAGCATCTTGATTCCCTCCAGAAGTAAACATAAAACCACCTTGATTTGGCATACCTCCAGTCATGCCGCCAGGCATACCACCAGGCATACCGGGTTGTTGACCCATTTGCCCACCGAAGAATTTTCCTATACCACTTCTTAAATTTGGACCAAAAGTTCCTCCAAAAACACCTTTTGTTCCAACGGCAGGGTTGAAGAAATTTTTTAAACGAGAGAATCTGCCAGTTGCTGCTGCACCTGCTCCGCCAGCTGCTCCGCCAGCTGCACCTGCTCCAGTAAGAAGATTAAAACCACCAGATAAAGCTCCTCCTATACCTGGAACTGCTTTAAGCGCTCCACTAATAGCAGGTCCTATACCTGGTATAAACATACTTGCAACTCCTAAAACAGGAGCTGCTTTTTTAACTACTTTTTTAATTGATTTAAAAGCTTTTTTTAGAAAGCCAAATTCAGGCATACCTGTAATTGGATTAATGGACATGCCAGACCCTACTGTATATTCGCTTGGGTCTAATCCTGCAGCTATCATTTCCTGTCTTATTTTTGCCTGAGTTTCTGGTTTTAGTACAGGTGGTACAACCATTTCTCCTTTAGCAACGTGAGCCATGTAATTATCTTCATCACGTCCTAATGTAGCTATTCCTTTTCCGCTGTTGTCTATTCTATTCATATTACAATTTTACCCTTAATTTAACTTGCTGTTAATATCTTCATCTATAGATGTTAACCAAAAAACCAATAAATATCTATCTCCTTGCTCTACTGATAGTCCTCTGTGCATGTGTGTGTAACTAGGAAATATAAGACCGTTGCCTGTAGGTAATGGTTTTATTACTCCTTTTTTCCAAAATTCTGTTCCCCCACCTTTGTAATCTCCTGTATTTAAAGGTACTACTATGCTTACATCTGAGCTGCCGTCGTGATGCCAAGCACCTTGTTTTTTATCTTTTAAATTATAATTAGCTATTTGAATATTCCCACCTGTAACATGTCTGTTCCAAATTGTAAGCAAAATAGGGTTTATAAAAGAATCTACTACATTCATTAACGAATCGTACAATTCAGGACATTTTTCATTCAATACTATTTCTGGTATTTGTCTTAAGTTATCTTCATCTGGATTAGGTGTAAAAGAAAAATGTTTTTCCATATTTTTTATTTCATCTAACAATATTTTACAAAAACTTTCAGAAAACAAAGGAACTGTATAAACATCTTTTAAAGGTTCTTTTATAATTTTATATAGAGGAATGTCTTTTGGATTATTAACACCCATGTTTTTATAAAAATCTATTATATTTGGTAAAGACTTTTTAGCTAACTTAAGTGTTTTTTTGTTAACAAACCAATCAGAAGGAAATCCAAGCAATAAGTTTTTAAGCTTGTATGATTCTTCTTGTATTTTTTGTTTTGCAAACATATAAAAATATCCTAAATTTTAAGTTACTGTTATATTTACTGCTATATCACCTTTTGTTATAACAGAAACAGCACCTAAAAAAGCTGTAGCTTTAAAACCATTATTGGGTGAGTTAGGTGTATGTAGTTGAGTCCAACTGTTTCCTATATAAACTTGCAACACTCCTTGAGAAGTATTCCAAATTACATCACCTTCTAAAAAGTTTAATTGCGCAATTTCTGTTTCGTTGAACTGCGGCGTCCGATTTGGGTCGAACTGTCCTAAGTTTAACTCAAGAATCCTAACTAATCTATTAAAAATTTCAGAAGACATGTCTCCTTGAGCAAGGGGAAGACTTGTTGGTAGTAATTTTGCCACTATCTTCTGCCGTCTGGTTTAATATCTAACCTAGTAGCTCCTAGTCTCCAACCTACATTATCATTACCATCCGCATCATCATCTGACTCTACTCTTAATACGGCCTGACGGCTTCTAGCCCTAAGACTTACCTGTCCTGTAGTTGAGCCTATAGAAGATGTAGAGTTTGTTGACAAAGTTTCACCTGAATTATTTCTAGTCTTTAAAACCACATTAACTTTACCTGCTTCAGAATTAGATAAAAATTTAAAATCTGGAAACATTCTTTGTATGTACGCAAACTGTTGACCTTCTCCAACCTCAAAATCTGAACTTTCTATAAATACTCCAGTCATAGGATTACCGTCATTGTTAAAACCATTTTCTTGTTCAAATAAATAGCCTCCAGAAGTAGCTCTTGGGTAGTCTTCAATACCACTATCTAACCAAGCGTGTCTTTCTAATTGTCCGTAGTACCATATATTATCTTCATAATTATAAATAACGTATCTATCTATTTCGCTTGCGCTTGCAGAGCAATAAAACCAACCTACTTCAGATTTTTCAGTAATAGTAAAAGCATGAATTTTAAATGATTGACTAAAGTTTATATCGCCATACACGTAATTATGAACGCTACAAGGTATTTTTTTAACGCTACCTGTATATGCGTAAAAGTTTGTTGAAGACATCCAATATATAGATTCCGCTGAAGTAACTACAGCTTTTGGTCCTATAAGACCAGTACCTTCATTAATAAGATTAACTGCAAATGTAAAAGGTGGCCCAACAAACTGCATACTGTATAAAGCAGTATCAGTCCAAACGAGTATTTCTTGTCTAGATTTGGTAGCGCCAATAATAGAAGAGCCAGATGATAGTCTTAAATCTCCAGCAGTATTAGTAATTAAAGATTCAAACTCTAATTCATTTTCTTGGTCGCTAAAAGCTATAAGCATAGGGTCTATAGTTCCAGTTCTTGCTCCACTTGATATTGGGTCTGCTCCTAAAACTATTAAATGCCTATCAATTTCTGATGTAATAACTTGCAAACCCTTTGTTGGTACTAAATTAGCACCAGATACAGTAGAAAGATTTACAGCTCTTGTTGTAAGGCCATTATTTTCTACCCATCTATATATACCTCCAGCTCTAGGATTTATTATAATGTTTTCGCCAAAGTGGTCATGTGTCCAAAGTCTTAATTGGTTTATTTCGCTTAAAGCGCTAATACTTCCAAAAGTTCCTTCTCCCCAAGTACCAGAACTCCAACCACTTGAAGGCACATAAACATCTAATCCTACATTGACTTGATATGCTCCATCTCCTCCAGACCCTCCGTTACCTGTATCAGAGCTATTTGCTGTAACAGTAACACCAGAAGTATTTTTTGCTTCTATAGTATAGCTATTTTCATTAATTTTAGTTGCTATTTGATATTCTTGATTTAATACATTTGAGTTTACATTGCCACCTAATGATACAGCGCCTGAAAATGTTACAAAATCATTCTGAACAGCGCCATGAGCAGTATCAGTTACAGTTATAGTAGAGCTGCCATCACTAGCAGAAAAAGTAACACTATTAGTTGTAGTCTTTCGTATGGGGGTAACATCTGAATAACCGTCTCCTTCTTTAATATAATATTTAAAAGTAGTTCCTAATCCTAAATACTTTGTACCTTCTAAAGAGTTCCAAGCATGTAAAGCCCTTGCAGTTCCTAAAAAACTATTAGGACTATCTTTTGACCAACCGCCAAACTTTTCTGGTCTACCTTTTCTAAAACGTACAAGATTTACGTCAAACCAACCTCCAGTATTATCGTATTCAGTCCCTTCTCTGTTAATACCTGGCTTAAATAAAATCTTGTTAAGTGGCATTAGTTACACCTCATGCCATTCTTTGCCTTCAAATAGCAAAGCTTCTGCTTCTCTACGTCTAACAAGGCCTTGAAGTGTTTTTCCCCCAGCTTTATTCCACCTACGTATTTGTGCTGGTATGTCATTCCAATCTGGATGTGAAGTATTTAAAACTTTTAATAAAGTTGAATTTTTTAAATTAGATGGCCCAAGGTTAAAAACCCATGAAACTAATGCATCAAATTCGTGTTGTTTAAGATTACATTCAACCATATCATTAATGTAACCTTCGTATTCTTCCATTTCGTTTAATAACAATTCATCGGCTTCTTCTTGGGTAATAGTATCACCTTCTTTTACACCCTTAGTTGAACCATAACCTATTGTTAAAACATTAGCTGCACAACGATAAGCCTCTAGTTCACAACCTTCAAACTTTTTAATTAGGGATAAACCCTCTTTTGATATTTTCATATTACTCCTTTTTGTCGCTGGTATTAGATGCTCCAAAATAGAACGAAATAATTGCACTTGCTAATCCTCCAAGATAACCAAGCACTAAATTAATAAGTGCTTCGCTGTTTTGTTCTGGTGGTTGAATAGTTACTAAAAATATGTAACCCATAAAACCACCTATAGTAAATAATCCGATAATTCTAGCAGTCCAATCTTTACTAAACATACCTCTAGCGTGTTGTTTGTCTGCTACTTCTAGCTTAAAGACATCCACATCAAGCTCTTTCATTTGTACTTCAAACTCTTGTTCAGCTTTTTTAAGCTCCATCATTTGTTCTGGTGTAGCATTTTGTATTGCTTGCTGTATAGATTTTTGGTCGTTAGAAACACCTAAAACTTCCGCTATTTTACCCATAGCCATATTACCAAGAGGTCCACCCATTGCTGAACCTATTGTAGGTGCTACTGCTCCTACTATGTTTTTTAGTAATCCCTTCATATTAAAAACCTCGTTAAAACTGCAATACCTATAGCACCAATAAAACCAAACACTCCAAAGGTAGCTGCTTTTATAGTTGAATTAATATAAGTTATTTCTTGTTTGATGTCAGCAAACTCATTAAAAGCAGTTTTCCAACGTTCATGCGATATTGTTTCTAGTTTTGTAAGTCTTTCTGCAACATCATTTACTGTCATTTTTTTATTATCCATTTTGTAATGTATATATTTTAATTGGTTTTTCTTTACCTTTTACAAAAATACTATCAAGTTCTTTCAACAATACCTCGTTGCTAAAATTACTTG